ATATCGGTCGAAGATAGATGTATCAAATCTGTATTTGCTCATGTGCCTACTCCTTTCCAGGTTGTTACCTTAATCGTTGATGTTCTTAGGTTATCTAGCACATACGCACCACCTCCTTCACAGTTGGGGGCAATGGGGCAGATAAATATATATTTTCTCTATAGAGAGTAGAATTTTAAATCAACTATATATACTTGCCACAATGCCCCCTGTCATTATTCAAGAAAATCCGAAAGCAATCTATAACCTGTGACCATTGTGGTTTTCTCTCCGCCGCCTTTCGGTCTTTTTCTAACTACGGTTGCCACGGTTTCAAGACTTTGTTTAAAGTTCTTCATGCTTTCGGCATAGTGACCGTTCTCGGCACACCAATCCTTATAGCGTCTATATACAGAAGAAGTCCTTTCTTCAAAGTCCCCTTGTTCCATGCAGTCTTCCATAAAGAGGATCATCTTATCACTGTCATGCTGATATCTTGCAGTTGCATCTTTTACGGACTGTGGAAGTATAAGTCCTTCTTTTTGTAGAAGTGCATAACCTTCAAGCAGCCAATTCAAAATAGCACTTTGAACTTCTGGCTTTGAAAATTCCAGCTTTAAAGACTTGTCCTGTTCCGACTCATCAAAATGCCTTTCAAACGGAATTATGATGACTCGGCCACTTGTAAAAATGGTCATATCATTGACTGCCGGAAGATAATTGGTATTGATGTAAAGCTTGAACAATGGCTGAAAATCAAAACTGTTCTCATGAAGGAAACGAGCATTGATGGTATCATTGCCTGTCATGCTTTTTACCTGCGCTGCATTAAGTACAAGTCCTTTACCGGGTTCCGAAATATTTACAAATCGCACTCCTGCAAGACGGGCAATATCTTCAGTAGGTTGAGAACTGTTTGCATTATTCTTTTGAGCAAGTGTTTCGGGTCTTGCCGTACAACCATAAGAGCCAAGTACCTTTAATACACTTTCGCAAAGTGTTCCTTTGCCATTGCGTGTGCTTGCACCATAGAGAATGGTCATACACTCATGTCTTGTATCTCCTGTAAGTCCGTAACCAAGCAGTTTCTGTAGAAATTTTGCTTTTTCCTTATCACCGGACATGATCTCTGAGATAAACTTATCCCATCTATGACTTTTGGCATTTGGATCATATATGACATTGGAAATTTTCGTTAATTTATCACTGCTTTTATGCTCCAGACATTCAAAGGTATCCACACGAAGTGTTCCGTTTTTACAGTTGAAGATATATGGATCGGAATCAAATTCTGATACGGAAATGGGATGATACACTTGTGCATCTTTTAGAATATTGACTCTGCACCCATGTGACTGCCATCGTTTGGAATAGTCCATATAACTTTTTCGTTTATGCTCGTCTGTAATTTTCAAAGCATACATATGCAGAAGATTGGCAAGATTCATACACAACTTCATAGCTTTAAGTCCGCCGACATCCTGTTTCCATATACCATTTTCGTAATAGAACCATGATTTACGCTCAGGCACATAGCGAAGACAGTTTTCATAAAAATCTGCAAAGAGCATTCCTGCACCGATATCCGTCCAAAGATACTTTGTAATATCTTCGGGATTTAAAGCAATCAGCCTATTCATTTCATCATCAAAATCTTCACTTGCAGGAGCAGGAACTATCGGAGAATAGAAGTTTTTCATACCCGACAATGCTTTATCTATCGTTATTTCTCCATAAGTTTTGCTTCCGTGCCTTTCATCCCACTTGCTACGAAACAAGGCAGACTTGCGAAACATTCTGGCTATCTGCTCCTTATTTCCGTTGCAATAGAATGCGAGTATAGATACGAGTCCTAAGTCTGCTTCACTCTGTGACGGATAATCGGAAATATCTCCATTCCACAGATTTTGAAATTTGTTCCTTTGCTTTGATACCGTTGCTTTAGCAATGACACTTTCATCGGATAACAAGGATGGTCTGTTTTCGAAATTCAAATCGTTAACTGCCGGTACTTTTCTTTTCATATATGTATCAATCAGCCACTGTAAACCATCTGTATTTTCTGCTATTTCATTTTTGAGATATACATCACCTGTGATAGTGACAAAACGATTTGTAGCACCTGCAACATAAACCTCGATATCACCTTTCTTGATATGGTAGGTATCTTTGTCATATACATAACCGTCAGCAACAAATAGGATTATGCGCAGACCTGTTCCGCTCGGACTTATCTCTATGTATGTATTTCCGAAATGAGATGCGATATATTCCGCAAGAGAACTGAGCTTGCCGTCTTCAATACAATGGTCTAGATCGATAGCGGCTAACTTACCATCCACACGGATTCCAATACCGTCATAACTATTCAGTGCATTAATTACTGAATCAAAGTTAGTAAAAGTGCTTGGGATTTTCACTGATGCGTGAGCGTTAGTCATTGGATTGTATGGAACTTTT